GATCGTAAAAAATATAATGAATTAGTTAAATTAAATAAAATGAATATAAACGTAACAGAACAAACTACTACGTTTCCATATCCAGTTAAAAAATTGAAAGGTAATTTAATGGAAAATATAGGCATGGAGTGGGAGACCGAACATGGCGTATTTGTTTTAAATGTAGATTCAATTAGATGGATAGAGAAAAACGTTAAAACCTCTATGTATAATAACAATAGATGTTATGTGTACAACAAAGCGTTTGCTGAGTGGTTTAAAACTCCTGAATTATGGGGTGATGATGTACACGATACTAAAATCGAAGGATCTATATTTGATAAAATTAGATCGTGGGCAGAGGTAAGAGGCTTATATGACAAAGGTAATACATATGTGCAGTATGTTAAACTTCAAGAAGAAGCCGGTGAATTAGCAAAAGCATTATTGCAAAGCGACCATGATGAAGTCAACGATGCAATTGGCGACATGGTTGTAGTGCTTACAAACTTAGCGCATCTACACGGCACAGAAATAGAACATTGTATAGAAGATGCTTACAAAGTTATTAGCAAACGAAAAGGTAAAATGATTAACGGAACATTTGTAAAAGATGAGTAAATACGTAGTAAAAACAGACGATAAAATCGTACATAAAGTTATCGAAAAGATAGACCAACGTAGTCTGATTGGTCAAGCTAAGTACGGTGCAATGATGATGGAGGAGGTCGAGGGCAAAGATAAAGATCTCAATGATTTTCTAATTGATGTACAAGAAGAAATAATGGACGCGTTGTTATATATACAAGCAGCCAGAGAATGTTTAAGAGATGAAGTAGAAGAATGTATGTTAAATAGAATGAACATTATAGGTCAAAACGGTAATGATGGATTACATTATGAAGAAGAAGAAGATCTATAAAAGAAAAAAACGCGGACCTGTACAGGCAAAAAAGGTAACATATGATGGTATCAAATTTGCCTCAGGTCTTGAGCGTTATATGTATCAAGCGCTTAAAAAAGCCAAGATAAAAGCTACATATGAAGGCGCTACGTTTGAAGTAGTTGAAGACTATATGTTTAACAATGCTTCATATGAACGCACAGCAAATGGTAAAGGAGAGTTTAAACAACGTGGTAGAAAAAAAATACTACCAATTAAATATACTCCTGATTTTATTTGTCCTGATTATAGCTTTATAATTGAATGTAAAGGTAGAGCTAACGAGTCTTTTCCTTTACGTTGGAAATTATTTAAAAAATATGTAGTAAAAAATTATCCTAACACAATACTATTTAAACCACAAAATCAAAAGGAATGCGACGAAACAGTAAGGTTAATCCTAAGTTATCTAAAATAATAGCTAGGAAAAAATATGCAGAACGACAAATTGACAAATGGGTTAAATGGTCGTGGGAACAAAGAGGAAAAGTAAAATATAAAGAACTAGTTGGTTATCAAGACCAATATAATATTAAAGTTTATGGATAAAGAAAAATGGAACTGGTCTTTGTCAATAGGTTTTTATCCGGGTATATTATTCGGTATAAGAGCTTATGAAGAAGAAAAACAATTAACATATGTGTTATATCTACCGTTTGTAGACATAGCATTTGAAATGCCTTATAATTAAAATGAGTTTATTTAAAGAAAGAATACCTTATAAACCTTTTGAATACCCAATATATTATACCGAAGGTTGGTTAAAGCAAGCACAAGCTTTCTGGTTACACACAGAAATACCTATGTCAGGTGATGTTAAAGACTGGAACGAAAAGCTTACTGATGCAGAAAAAAATTTAGTAGGTAATATATTATTAGGATTTGCACAAACAGAATGTGCGGTGTCTGATTACTGGACACAAAAAGTCGTGTCATGGTTTCCAAAACATGAGATACAGCAAATGGCTATGATGTTCGGCTCACAAGAAACAATACATGCTGTAGCTTATAGTTATTTAAATGAAACACTGGGACTGGAAAACTTTGAAGCGTTTTTACATGAAGAGGCGACTGCTGATAGATTTGATAATCTGGTTGCTTATGACGGTACTGATCCACGTGGTATTGGCCGTAGCTTGGCTATCTTTTCAGCCTTTGCTGAGGGAGTTAGCTTGTATAGCGCTTTTGCTGTTCTATATAGTTTTCAGCTTCGTAATCTTCTCAAAGGAATAGGTCAACAAATGAAATGGTCTGTGAGAGACGAGTCATTACATAGCCGTATGGGTTGTCAATTATTTAGACATATGTGTGACGAAATACCTGATCTAAAACAAGAGTGTAAAGAAGATATATATGCAGCTGCTAAAATTATGTTAGAGCTAGAAGAAAAATATATAGACAAAATGTTTGAGATGGGTGATATAGAAAACTTATCATCAAACGATTTAAAACAATTTATTAGAAAAAGAACAAATGAAAAACTTGTTGAGCTTGGTTACACGGATAAAAGACGCTTTTTTAATTACGATGAAGAAGCTGCTGCGAATCTTGATTGGTTTTATCATCTTACAGGTGGTCATACTCATACTGATTTTTTCGCTATTAGGCCAACTGACTATAGTAAAGCAAATGAAAACGAAGACTTTGAAGATATTTGGTAGACATGAAAGAAAGTAAATTAATAGAAATGAAAAAGAAAATAGATGCATTAACAAATGTTGTTAGTCATTTATTAAAACAAGTTGCTGCTAATGAAACATTATGTAAAGGAACGCTAACTGCTTTTCAATTACATATAGGTAAAGATGAGTGGACTAAACTTGTAGAAGAATTAAAACAAAAAGAAAAAAGAATAATTACTGAAGAAGATGTGGAATAACAATTGGGTTAAAGGTGTGGACTACCCGAGTTGGGGTGACACAGAAGTATATAAGAAAACTATAGGTGGAGGTTATTTATATAATGGTGAAACACCTAAAGAAGCTTATATGAGAGTTGCTACTACTGTAGCTAAACGTTTAAAAAAACCAGAGTATGCTGAAACATTTTTTGATTACATATGGAAAGGCTGGTTGTGCCTTGCTTCTCCGGTTCTTTCAAATACTGGAACTGATCGTGGGCTTCCTATTTCTTGCTTTGGTATTGACGTTGCTGACAGTATTATTGACATTGGTCAGAAAAATTTGGAGATGATGCTACTCGCTAAACACGGCGGTGGAGTTGGTATCGGTATAAATCAAATCAGACCCGCCGGTGCAAAAATAACAGGTAATGGAACAAGCGACGGAGTTGTGCCTTTTTGTAAAATATACGATAGCACAATACTTGCCACTAATCAAGGATCTGTCAGACGAGGAGCTGCATCAGTTAACATTAACATTGATCACCCCGATTTTGAAGAGTGGCTCGAGATTAGAGAACCTAAAGGAGACGTTAACAGACAATCGCTTAACCTACATCAATGCGCTGTCGTCGGCGATAAATTCATGCGAAGACTTATTAGCGGGGATAAAAAAGCTAGACAGAAGTGGGGAAAGCTATTACAAAAACGTAAAGCGACTGGAGAACCTTATATACTTTTTAAAGGTAACACTAACAAACAAAATCCAGCGGCGTACAAAGACAACGCTTTAAAAGTACATATGACAAATATATGTAGTGAGATTACATTACATACAGATGAAAATCATTCATTCGTTTGTTGTCTATCTAGTTTAAACCTAGCTAAGTATGACGAGTGGAAAAATACAAATATTATTTATGACTCAATATGGTTTCTTGATGGAGTGCTTGAAGAGTTTATACAAAGATCTAAATACAGAAAAGGTTTTGAAAACTCTGTAAGAGCTGCTGAAAAAGGTAGAGCATTAGGTCTTGGTGTATTAGGTTGGCATACATATTTACAAGAAAAAGGTTTACCATTTGAGGGTTTATTATCACAATATGAAACAAGAAGAATTTTTAGTCAAATTAAAATCGAGTCTGAAAGAGCTAGCATGGCTCTTGCTGATGTTTATGGAGAACCTCTTTGGTGTGTCGGTACTGGCTTTCGCAATACCCATTTACGTGCTATTGCTCCCACTGTATCTAATAGTAAGTTGTCTGGGAATATCTCTCCCGGGATTGAACCGTGGGCAGCAAACGTATTTACGGAGCAGTCTGCTAAAGGAACATTCATAAGAAAAAATCCTACACTAGAAAAAGTGTTAGACAAATTAAAATTAAATACAAAAGAAATATGGGACAAAATATTAGCAGATGGTGGTTCGGTCCAGGATATAAAAGAATTAGACGAAGATACCAAAGAAGTATTTAAAACATTTAAAGAAATAAACCAGTTAGAATTAGTAAGACAAGCTGGTATACGCCAACAGTATATAGATCAGAGTGTAAGTTTAAATCTAGCTTTTCCATCTCAAGCAGATCCTAAATGGATTAATCAAGTACATTTAGACGCATGGAAAAAAGGAATTAAAACATTATACTATATGAGAACTGAATCAGTACTACGTGGAGACATAGCTGCTAAGGCTATGGAAGAGTGTGTGGCGTGTGATGGATAAAAAAAAGGGAGGCCGATTAAGCCTCCCTTGGTTACAGGAACATTTGGGTATGGTACGCCCATTATTTATTTGTTCCTTACCATTTTACTTTATTTGCCCAGTATGCAGCGGACATTTTACCTTTCTTAATATTTTTAGCGTGACGAGCTTTAAAACTTTTACGTCTTGCTTTTGATTTAGCATCTTGCTTTTTACCAGCAGTACTTACTCCTTGCTGACCAAATCTAATTATTTTTTCTCTACCTCCTTCACAAGCTTTAACTATATGTGATTTAGTTTTGTGACCAGGTGTTTTTCTAGGTTTATTACATTTTAAAGTAGACTTATCTACTTTTAAAATTGGTGGTAATTTATATGCCATAATATTAATCGCCGCAAGGCTTTCCTGTTTTAACGTTAATCCAATTTTCTTTTTCAAACCAGTCTCTAAGTGTTGCTCCTTTTTTACGAGCACCTTTAACATTAGACTTGCTTGATCTCTTATACTTTCCTTTTTTACCAGCAGACTCTTTAGCACGTACAACTTTAGCTCTTTCAGCTTTACTCATTGATCTTACTTTAGCAGCAGGTAAACAAACCTTTTTAGTTCCTCCACCCTTTACTTTACTTTTCTTTTTCTTCATGAATGGAGAGTTGCCAGAATACATCATTACTTTTTCTTTTTAGATTTACCCATTTTACTTGGTCCACCAGCCTTAGTACATCTTACACCCCATCCAGAAGCGTAAGCGCTAGGCCAAACATCAAACTTTCTTTTAGCCGCTTCTTTACAAGGACCACTTATTTTACCAAACAAAGGTGTGTCAGGCGCCATTTTAAAAGCAGCGTTATCTGCCTCGCTTTTTTTCCTATTCTTCCAATCATTTACCATACCTTGTTCTTCTTGTACAAAACTTTGATAATTTTCTGGTGTCAATTTACCTTTATCTAAAAGATCTTTAGCATAAGATATATTATCATTATACGTTTGATTAACTTCTTCCATAGATTTATTAGGAGCTGGCTCAGGCTGTCTGCTAAATAAATTACTATATCTTTTTATTAGGTTTTTAAGATTACTCATATTACTTTATATTTAGTTCTACCCATATCATCTTTATAGGCTTTTAAACATCTGTTTCTGTTATCTTCTTCTGACACATATGATATATGTACCCAATTAGGATTCATGTCTGTTCCAAACTCCCATATCATTTGATCAAAATTTAAATTTTCTTTTATCCACGTGTACATTTCTGCGTTAGTTTTATAACCATACACATCGTCTATATCCATTGCTTGTCCTTTACAATGTTGAGACGTCTTAGATCCACCAATAGCTGTATTTAACTCTGGTGATCTAAAAAAAGAATTAACTTTTATAGGTCCACCAACCCACTCTCTTAATGGTTCAAATATTTTTTCAGCTGTTAACTTCATGTTTTCAACTTGTGTTGGGTTAGGTGTATTATCTATACCTCTACGCTTAGCTGTATTTGAATGTATTGATTCGGCGTAGGTTATATGTTTACTAATTCTATCCATAATTATTCTACTTCGCTAAACACAGCATAGACACGTATATTTCTTTTTCTACCTTTGCGTATTGTAGCTATTAATTCTTTTCTTTCTTTTACTTCTTCTTCCTTTACAGGATAATATTTAGGATTTGTACTATTTAATTTTCTTTTCTTCATTTTAAAATTGACTTGCGGCATTTACCTCATCAACCGCTTCTTGTATTTCATTTAAATCCGCCGGTAGCATTAAGTCTAGTCCTGCTTTAAAAACGATTTCTTTTATACCGTCTTTAAATATAATTAATGTTGGCGCCATACGTACCTTGTATTTCTTTTTAGCAGCTGGGCACGCAGCTATATCTGCTCTATAATATATAACGTCTTTTAGTTCTGACCATTGCTCAAATTTATTTGCGTCGTTAAACTTAGCATAAAACTCTACAATCACAGGCTTTGTTTGATCATCACCAAAAGCTTGTCTTTCATTTATTTTATTATCAAAATTATTATCAGTAATCCACTCTTGAGCAGACATGTTAAATGATATTAATAATAAAATTATATTTAAGTATCTCATACTATTTTTGTTTTTGTATCTCGTACAATCTTTCGTCTATTTTGTCAATAGTTTCTTTTATTTCTTCTACATCTTCTTGAGTGTCCATAATTGTTTGACGAATCAACTCATCTTTTAAATCATATTCAACTCTGTCAATAGCTGGTAAAGGTAATTCTTTAGCTTCGGCTATGTCAGCTTGTAATCCAAACCACATACCAGCTAGCGTTACTACAAAACCAACTATCATACCTATTGTTTTAAGATCTAATGTTACTTTAGTTTCTTCTCCTATTTGTGGTGCTCCTGCCATTTTATCTAAGTGTTATGTTCAGGCCAACTGAACCATTATAAATTTTACTATCCCAAAATTTAGTATATTCTCCTTCAAAGAATACACCTATTGATCTACTAAGTTTCCATCCAAAAACTACACCAGCTTGATAGTCTTCCCATTGCTCTAAATCAGAGTCTTGTCTTAATCCTCCAAGACCCCAGTTGTTTCTATTTAAATAACTAAAATCAACGTCACCTTCTACGTACTTATGGTGTGGTAATAAATAGCTACCAAAAGCATGAAGCCAGAAATTATTTTTATAATGATAAAAGTCAAAACCGACCACAGGTGAAACAACTCCAAATGGATCTAATAAATCCCATTGCTCATTATTATAACGATTAATTAATGATTCAAATATAGTATCACGGAACTGTAAATCAGTATAAGCTACTTCATTTCCTTGTGGATCGTACCAGTAATAGTCATAAACATCTTCACCATCAATATTAATAGTAACCCATTGATCAGTATAACCATATTGATAACCTAACTGATACCAATAATTTACTGGCCAACCATTATCGTCTGTTTCATTTAACCATATTTCAATTGGATTATATCCATATGCTCTTTCATGTGTACGATAAATAGCTCCTGCAGATATACTAAACTTCTCACCAATAGGTAATTTAGCTCTAACTTCAGCTGATTTATAATTAAAATTAATTCTACCTTGCGCTCTACTTTCTAGTTTTACCATGTGATATTTACCACTATGTTTAATAAAGTACCTATGGTTTTTATATATCTCATCTCTTGATCTTTCTTTTTCATAATGAAATACATATTCTAAACCTTTAACAGGAGAGTTAGTAGCAATTAAACCTACATTATTTTCTGTCCCATCATAATAGCTTTTACTTTTTATTTCGTAATCAAACCTAGCTAGCTTACGTATACCAAAACCATATCTATAATCAAAATCATAATAGTCCGTACCATCTACAACAACAGGTGGTGTATACAAGTTGCCATCAGGATTTGTTCTTACAAAATAATCTGGTGGATTTTCTTTTGGATTTTCTAAATCACCAGCTATATATATAGTTCCATATTTTAAAAAATCTTTATATAATTCTTTAAAAATATTTTGAGAACTTGTAGTGAAAGTTATTAATAATAATAGTAATGTAAATAGTTTTTTCATTATTTATAGTTTTTAAACATTAGTTTATACAACAATTTATTCCATGCTTTTTGAATCTTGTCTATTCCTTTTTTTATTTTTTCTTTCATTTGTTTTTTTAATTATATAGTTTACTATTAAACCACCAAGCGTAGTGGCTATTAAATCTTTAGTATCGAACTGTCCATACCTTACGTAATCATATGTTTCTTTAGTAAACCCAGCTATAAAAGCTGATGACACGCCTGGTAATTCTAGTTTGTTTGCTGCAGCAGATGTTGTAGCACCTGCCGCGAAGTGATAATATTTATCTACGCCTATAGGCTGTGAACTAGCACAACCCACAAACACCACCGCAAATAGGGCAAGTATTTTTTTCACACATATCTTTATTTTATTTTTAAACCTGTTCCTTTTATTTTTAAACCAGATCTTAATCTGAGTTTGTTTTTACTTTTTTTAGTTGTTTCGTCTTTATCAATACCTATTTCCCAAGAAGACCAACCACCTAACAACGCCATTCGTTCCCACATAGCCAAGTCTTGACTAAACGCATCGTCAATGTTTATCATTTTCTTTATAGCTCTATCAAGTGGAATATTAAAACTAGCTGATATATAATTAGCTATAGCTAATATAGCAGGGTTTTGTATATCAAATCCCATAGACTTCATCTTATCTAAATCATATTTAAAAGATCTATTAGCTTGATTTATTCTTGAAAGCTTAGAAGATATAGGTGGTGATAATCTACCTAACTCATAAGCTATCTTATCATAGTTAGGATTTTTCTTTTTACTTTCTTTTATACCTCTTAGTATAGCGTTTTTAACTACAGACACTGCTGCTCCACCAAAACCTAAACCTCTTAATAATGAATCAGCCATACCATTTGCAATGCCTATAGTTTTTTCATTTTCTTCTTCTTCATCACTATCACCGAAGGCTATAGCAAATAACGCTTGTTGTAACGCGTTGAATATTAAGTTTTGTACAAACGAGTAATACATTATTTTAGAAACGTTTGTTCTCCAGTCACCTCTACCATTTTTAAGATCTGATATAGCTTTACCTATTAATCTATTATACTGCATTGGTGTATTAGCAAATGCTAATATAATTCTACCAAGTGGTCCAGCTTGTTGCTGTGATATACGATCAGGTCTACTAGACTGCTGCGACTCTTCTGCTATTTCTCTAAAATCTAAAAACGCTTGTTCTTCAGCCGCTTTTTGATCCATACCTTGTTTAAGATATGTGTTGATTCTGTTTCTATAAAACGTAGCACCACCAGAAGCAATAGCAAAACTATCTGCTATTTGTGTAGGTAAAAATCCAAACGCCAACATTTTAGATATAATAGCTCTTGGTCCTCCTTCTCTAGCCATGTCAGCAATATCAGATTCATTAACATTGAACCTTAAACCTCCTCTTCTTTCTTTCAAGAACGGTGAGTTCATAATTTGTAAAAAGTCTTTCCAATATTGTTTTTGATCTGCAAAAGCTTTACCAGCAGCTAAAATATTATTATCACTAAAGTTTATAAAGTTTGCAGCAGATATAGTTTGTAGTAATGCAGATCTAGTATTAAAGAACATTATTGTACCAATACTATTTGTTAACCAATCAGTAAATCTACCTGTTAAGCTATCACCAGAAAAACCTCTATTTCTACCACTCTTCATTCTCTTTAACATGTCCTCTAAAGCTAATCTATAAGATCTACCAAAAGCAGCTTCAAGTTTATTCATGTTCTTATCTGAAAATATTATGTCAACATTTTTCTGCCACTGCTCTAAATACTTAGCTCGTTTAGCTGTATCTAGTGTATCAACTAAATCTGTTGTAATAGTACCCGCCAACCAACCAGCTTTAGGTTGATTATATTTTTCACCTTTTAATATATCTATTAAACTGTCTGCGAATACTTGTAGTTCATTATTAGAAGTTATATAGTCAGTAAGTTCTTTTAAATCTGTTTTTGAAAGGCCAGGTATATTCATACCTTGTTTATTCCATATATAAACTCTTACAGCTTGTTCAACAGTAAAATCTTCACCAGGCATTTTCTTTTTTAAATTTCTTGGAACAATACCTAGCTTTTCTTTTAACGCATTGTAATCTCCTTGCATAGATATTCTATCTAAAGATATACTTGCCATGGCTCTAGCATAAGGATCTAACAAGTGTGTTTTAATCCACGCCATTTGTGCGTCACCAGTTTTACCCTTACCTAATAAATAATACATTAATCCTACAAAATCATCAGCAGATGGTGGTATAAAGAATTTAAATTTACCTTTGCTTGATCCAACAACTTGAGCCTTGGCAGGTGAATATTCTTTTTCCATACCAATACCAGTCTTGCCTTCAATCATTGCGTTAAACTCTCTATCTAACGATTTACTAAATCTTATTTTAGCTTGCTGCACCTTAGAGTTAACATCAACCTGCTCTAATACTTTAGCAACTGCTTTAACATTTTTAACCGCGTCATCTACAAAATAAAAATCATTATATCCTTCAGCTGCTTTACTAATAACCCAGTTTGCTTTAGCTTGAGGTCTACCGTCTTCTAACCCGACTATGTTATCTAATGGTAGTTCTACTCCAATAGCTTTTAAAAAATCATATATAGATTGAGCTGACGCTTGGGGTCTAGCTGTTAATACAAAAATGTTTTCATTACCAAATTTCTTAATAGCTTTTCTAAGTCTAGGAACTAGTGGCCCGGGTTTTCCTTTTACAACTTTAGTAAATTCACTAAAGTCAAACTCAGCTCCTTCACGTTTTAACTTTTCATCTTGTACTGCAAATTCAGCAGGCGTTATTTTTTTAGTCTTACCGTCAGGCATTGTAACTATAATTTTACTTTTGCTAAAAGCTAATGTATCATCAAAGTCATATATACTTATACCCTTAGTTTCAGCGTTAATATCTCTAGCATTGTCTAATGCTTTGTCAATCATACGCATGTTGTCTATAACTGTTTCATTAGAAACACTTTTACTAAACTGACTAATCTTAGGTTGTTTCTTATTATTTTTAGGAGCTACTTGCACTTGAGCTTTATTTAAAGCTGGAGTGGTAGGTTGTCCTTTAACATTTAAGTTTAAAACTTGAGCTGCTGTTTGATTTCCTCTAAGCATAATACTATTAGGATCAATACCACCTCTAGTGTTAGCTACATTAGGATTAAAATATCTTAACCATATAGTTTGATCTAGCGTCCAGCCTTCTGGAGCTTTAGCAACATAATTATATTTAACACCGTTAACTCCTATACCTTTTAGTTTTTTATCATCATAAGATCTTAAACCTCCTTGAAAATAATTATTCTCTATACCTTTATAAGTATCTTTATTTAGAGTTTGGTTAGCAGCTTGTATAAATAAATATTTAGCAACCATACTAGCAGGTAGAGTGTGCTCTTCAGTTAATCCACCTGTTTTATCTATGCTGTAAAATCTTATTGGTGCAGATGTTCTAACAAAATGACCTTGATAAGCACTTGTAGAAGATAACAATGCAGCTACAAAAGGTATATTAGCTTTATCTTCCTTCATCAAACCTTCAAACGCTTTAAATATTTTATATAGACCTTTTAACTTTTTATCTTGTTTGTCATTAAATGTTTCATCATTAAGCTTGGTTTCTATTTTAGTATAACTATCTTTACTTACCGCAGCTGCAATGTCAGTGTCTTCTTTTGCAAAGTCAATCATCTGATCTACAATAGCTTCAACCTGTTCGTTATTTAAAAAAGCAAAATTACCAGCATATGTTCTTAATCTTTTTGTTTTACCGTCTTCAAAAAACGTTACATCAAATTTATCTACAGCTGGTAAACCTTCTTCATCTATATATTCTTCTATGTATTTACCTTCTATAATACCAAGCTCTTCAATAGTTAAACCTTGCGTCGTACCTGTAAATGTTCCATAGTTTCTCCAAAATACTTCTGGCAATGATTTAGAAACACCAGGTTTTAACAGCCAAGCTTTAAACTGTTTTCTACCATCATCAGTCTTCATATCTATAGGAGTAATACCAGCGTTTTCTAATATGTTTTTCCAAGTATCTGTTGTTCCTGAAAATACCGGTTTACTAAATTTAAGTAATGGCGCTTTTGCCGGAGCAGTCTTTTGTCTTACAGTAGCTTTTCTTGTAGCTGCTTTTTCCGGTGTTGTAGTTTGTTCTTGTACAGCTTGGTCTTGTTGTTGATCAACAGCTTGACCAAACCCAGCCAACGCCATGTTTCTAGCTAGAAGCTCTAATACACCTTTTATATATTGAGACTCAGGTCCTCTTGGTACATAGTTTTTATCTACCTTATTATTAGTAATACCAGATGATTTTAAAAATCTATTTCTATTACCTGGTTTTATTCTATACTGTAGATTATTGTTTATCTTTTTTTGTTTACCTTTTGCGTCTAAAACTTTATCGTATTCTGTGTTTAAAAAGTTTCTTGATCTTATACCTGCTGATTGACCACCTTCTAGTTTAGCTTTAAGTTTACCAACAGCTTTTGTTTGAACAACATCTGCATTACCTTTTGGCCTAGTGTTTATAAGTCTATCTACATTTTTTAATATAAACATTTGTATTTTAGATATGTCATCACCTTTTCTTAAGTTATCTTGCGGTTGTGTAATACGTGATACAGGGATTCCAAAATATTTTGCTAATGTTTCGTATGGCGCTATCTGTTGTAATTCCTTAAACGTTAAGTTAGCATCGCTTAGATCAATGTTATTCTCTTTTATTTTTCTATCTATTTCTTCTTGAGCTTCTTGTTTAACCTCTGGAGGTAATATATCAAATATATCTATAGTAGGTTCTACTTCTTCGACAACAGCTTCTTCAACTACTTCTGTACTAGGATCAACAACTTGTTGAGCAAGCTCACTGTCAGTACTTTCAGTATCAAGTTTCTTTTTACTTCTTTCTATAACATCAGTTAGATCAAACTTTAATTGACTACCTGCATATGTACTCCAGTTATCATTTATACGAGGATCAAACTTATCTAATAAGCCTCTATCAATAACTCTTTCTCTAGCAACCTGATAACCTTCGTCATATGTTATATTTCCAAGCCCAGCTCTACTATCAAAGCCCATTGTTTTTAAACCTACTTTAGCGGCTGCGTCTATAAGTACATCTTCTATAACCTGCTTCTCATAACCTTTAGCATTTTTTAATTTTCTAATTAACTGCTCGTTAGTAAGCGTATCAAGATTAAATTTACTTTTATCAAGTCTAGGTGCTCTAGATGTTTGGTCAATAGCCGCTGAGGTTTTAATTTCTTCTTTTTGTTCTTCAGGAACAGCAGTAAGATTTTTACCAAAAGTAGTTTTCTTGTTTACAAAATCACTAAGGAAATTAAACATGTCAAAAGAAGTTTTAAACGGATCCATTATACCAGCAATTGCAGGGAATCTTTTTCTAAACAAACCATTTAAAAAATATTTCATACCATGCATATCGGCAAACATGCTCTGTTTAATATCACCAGCTATTATAGACTCACCAATTACTGTAAGTATTTCATCAACATCTACAACACCGTTTTCATCAGTATACGCTTTATCAATAACATTTTTAATTCTATTGTAAACTTTTTCAGGAAACAAACCTTGCTGAACTTTTTTACCTAATACATTGAGCATGCTTTCAGTAGCCGCCTTTGCCTCAGGAAATAAATCACTAAATACTTTTTTACTATTTATTTCCATGTGAAGCAACTCGTGAAGCGGTGAAATAGCTGCTCTAAATCTTTCATAGGAATCAGCTGTTTGTAGTGATATAATTTTACCAGTTGTATCTGTTATAGCTATTTGTCCAGCTACAGAGTCAAACACTTTTGTGTTGTTAGCTACTAGTTGGTTTGTAGTTTCATTAACAAAAGCATAACTATTTCTTAACCTATTAGCAGCTTGCTCATCTAAATTGTTTTCTTCAATATATTCGTTAACAGCTTGTATATCTTTAAGTTCAAGAACTTCACCTTGATAATGATGCTCTGCTAGCGATAAAGCAGCCGCATAAAGATTCATCATTCCGTTAGCTATTGTAGGATTAGTTAGCATTTTACCTGATCCTTCTAAGCTTTTTGTATACTCTTTATATTCTTTATATTTTTTATTATTTAAATACTCACCTAACTTTTCATTGTCTGCTATAAGTTCTTTCTCCATAGCTTCCAATCTTTGTTGAAAACCTTCAACACCAAACTGAGGATCATATATCATTTTATAGTATTCTTTTTCTTTAAAATTTAAAGCAGCTCTATCCTCTATATATTGTTGTTGTTCTTCTCTAGACATTGAAGCCCACTTTTGATAAGTCATAAATTGATCAAACGCTAGCTCGTCTTGAAGTTTTTTCTTTTCTTTGTTTAATTGTTTTCTTTCTTGAGATGAAATATTATCTTTTGATAACATATCTTGTATTTCAAAAAGCCTTGTTGATTTCTTTTGGTTTTCTTTAATATCTTTGTAAGTTCTATACTCACTTTGAATAACATTGTTAATATTACCCAACACTTGAGGACTTTGTAAACCTAAACTTATTATAGCACTTTTAGTAATTAAATCAGCATCAACACCTTCCATAATAGATTTGCTATTACCCATTATCATTTTATCCATAAGGTTGTGTCCGGTTTGAGCAGCAATTTCTTCCATGACCTCTATACCTATGTTTTTACCCATGCCTAATCCAGCATAACCATATTCTTTAAATCTATTTTTCCAAAACTGCTTTGTGCTCCAGCCCTTTGCAAAAGTGTCATCTATTCCTGTACGCATTGAATATTTATTAATTCTTCTTGCTCCATTAATATAACTTAATGTACCTAGTTTTTCACTAAACATTTCTATAGCACCATAAGTATTTCCAGTAAGAGCTCTTTGCCATCTACTAGAATCAGCAGCGTCTTCATAATAATCAAGCTGTTGCAGCAACTGTTGTCTTAAAACTTCATCAGTAGTATTTTCTAATTGATTATTTATATTAGCAATTTGCTGTTCAGCTATTTTATATGTTTGTTCTAGTTCACCTAGTTTAGTACCACCTGAATAGCCATAAAATAAAGCCATTGAAAGACCAGTTGCTTTTTTAGCTGATTGTATTTTTAAGTATTTATCAGCAGCCCATTTAGCAGCCGGGTTTGCACTTTGTAAATCTTTTAATACTTTTTTGTTTGACAAAATTTGTCTTGGCGTAAATGCTGTTGGTAATAATTTTTGTGGTACCAACTTTCTCATTGCTTTAAATTTAGCAGCAGGTCCTAATACAGATAAAATACTAGGCGCGGCCTCCATTATAGTTTGTGTAAAATACGTGCCTATATCTCCCCAATTTTCAATATCTTTTACTGACATAGACTTTGCTAAACCTGCTTTGTATTCAGCAGCTACGTTATAAATATCTTGCGAAGACTCTAACAGTGTTTCTATATTATTAGGATCGTCTATACCTCTAGCGTAATCAATTAAATTAAATGCACTACCCATGCCGTAAGCAGTTGGTTGCATTATAAAAGTTTGGAATTGAGCAGCAAGAAACTCTGCTAGTCCAGCAGATAGTTTAGCGCCCATGTTGTGATTCATTTGAACACTTGACATCATTAGATTTAAATTATCTAAATTAATACTAGTGTCTTCTAGCTGTTTAGCATAGTCTATTGTAGACTGTATATTTTTTTTCATTACATCATAATCTGCTTTTATACCAGACTTATGATAACTATTTAAAGCTTCTTCTTTTTGGCCTTTTAGTTTTTGTAAATAAATTTCTTGCTCAGGGTTTAAATTTTCTCTTGATTCTAATACTTGTATTTGAGTGTTTAGAGTTCTTATTTCTTTTAAATACGGAGCTGATTTTTGATTTATATATGCTTGTTGTTTATCAAGTTCTCTAACAAAATCATTATATACAACCGTGTTTTGGTCAACGTATTTAGCTATTTCACCTTCTCTATCAAATCTTAAAAGTTGATATTTTCCAGTTAAATCTACACCTTTGAATCTTGGAGTTTGATCTTTGTCTAAAGTACTTTTATTATTAATAGCTTCTCGCACGTTGCTTCTACCTATAGAAAAACCTCCTGTTGCTGGGTAGTCTAAAACAGTATCGCCTCTATCTGAAAAAGGTATTTTATATGTGCCACCATCAACCATGTTACCAACTAAAGCTTCTATTTCACTAGCACTAAACTCAAGCTCTGCTAAATCTCTTGCGTATTGATCTTTAACTCTTTGGTTATATGCTGCTATATCTTTTCCTTTTCTAGCTATATCTTCTGGTAAAGAAGAAAACTCTAGTTTTTCTTCCATCTCATCAGTAAGACCAAGATCTCTTTTATATTTTCCAGTTATTTTATCTACCTTTCTTTCTTTTTCTTTAGTTATAAAGTTAAATATATTCTCACCATACTTTTCTCTAACATCGTCTAGTGTAATATTATCCATGCCTTTTTCTTTTAAAAGCAATATTAAGTCTGCAGGCAGCGGAGGTTTTTTACCTTCTTGAATTTGTTTAATTGTTTCTGGTATCTCAAAAGGATTAAAAACTGCTTTTTGTATTTTTTTAGTACCGGGAATATTCTCATCGTAACCAGAAAATATATAATCTATTATTTCTCTTTCATAATTTTCAGGAACAACCTCATCTCTTACAGCTTCAATTTCTTTTTTATAACCTTCTAAAATAGGATCTTTTTTCTTTTTTACAGTTTCTAACATCAAGCTATCATCGCCTAAATCTTCAACTTGTATATTAAGATTATTATTTTTTGCATACTGATCAAAGTCTATTCCTTTAAAATCATCTAACTGTGCAAGAGTATTATTATACTCATCTTCATAGATATAATAAAAGTCTGATTGTCCTTTTTTATTTTTAAAAGGAAGCTGTATAAATCTATTAGGTTTTTCTTCTTCTTCTAAAGATATATTAAACTCCTCTAAAGGTTTGTCCTCTATGGTTACACCTACTAAATCTACTACAGGCTTAGAGTCTTTTCTACGTTTATATTCACGCACAACTGATTGTATCTCTTCAAAAGATCTACCATCGGATTTCATTTGTTCTACAATAGAACCTAAACTAAAACCATCTATCATTTAATTATTCTTTTCCAGGCGTATCCTGATTTAAATAAATACTAAAAATTTCTTCATCAGCCATATTATCCATAACCTCTTGATCAGCGGCGGTAAGGTCATACCAGTCTCTAAACTTTTGTATATCGCCACCAAAAGTATCTATATTATTTATAATTTGAGTTAACTCTGATTTTTCTTTTGCGGTAAGACCGCCAAACTTTTTAAGAGCTCCTAACATACCCATTACAGTACCATCAAAACCTTTTACTACATCAAGTTCTCCATCATTATTTATAAATGCTATTAAATTACCAAAATCATCAAAGCCTTTTTTTCTTAATAAATTCTGTACATCAAGTGGTGTATTAACTTCGTCATCATTCATTTTAGTTACAATTTTATTTAGATTATCTTGGTTTTCTAAACTAAAAAACTCTATATTTTCATCACCCATGACAGTCATATATCTAGCCGCGTCATCTAAATTTATTGCTAACTTAGAAAATTGTCCAGGCGAAGTAGCATCTCTAGTAGATTCATCTATCATACCTAGTATTTGATTGTACGCGCTAGCTCCAAAAGCAAGAGAACTACCTCCACCAGAAGTAGTTTTTGGTGCTCTTACATTTATAATTTCATCAGCAGGAATATTTCTTGTAATAGCTTTGTCTATTAAAAAAGCTTCCATTGTTTGTCTCATTTCTTTATTAGAAGGATCCCATTGTTGAAAAGAGCCTAACTCTTTATCAGCATTAACCATATCTGACCAAACAACTTCCATTTCAGGATCATTAATAAGCTCTGCAAATAAACCTTTTTGAACCATTAATTCACCTAATTTTTCTGGATTATATATTTGTTTTGTTTTAATATTTCCTTGACTATCTGTATATTCATAGGTATCTGTAGCTCCTTTTAATAAACCTTTTTGAGCTTCAAACAAAGCATCTATACCTAGCTCGTCATAACTTGGTATTGTTTTAATCATAGCAAAACCTTCTTGATTAAGCAAACCACCAAGTTCATCTAAGTTCATATTGTATTGCCACTCTTGACCACCAACATTTCCACTACCTGTTAAATACATTTTACCATCTTTTTCTAAAAGCTCTATACCACTAGCGTTGTTAGCTATAGCGTCTAGCATTGCGGATAAACCATCATCGTTTACCCTAGATATTTTGTTTGTAGATTTAGAATCTCTATAGTATTTTATTTGCTCAATAATTTTAGGAGCTAATGCGTTATATTTATCTATATAGTTTTCTGTTTGAGATATAATCTTTGCTCCTTCTTGTTGACTCATATGTCCATTAGCCATCAAGTTTTTTACTTTAAATATTTTATCTGCACCTTGATTAAAGAACGCATTTATATTTGAATCAAAATTTTCTACACCAGTTTCAGGTATAGTATTTATTTTATCATATACAGATGAAAATTCTTTTAATTCTTCATCTATTAATTGTTTTTGTAAGTAATCTCTTCTTAATGAATTAACCCCACTATTACTGTTAAAAGCTTTGGCTACACCAGCTCCAATAGCTAGTTGTTGTGCTTTACCTCCATATGAAACAGGTCCTGTAATAAATTGATTTTTTGCCATGTTATTATTTTTATAGTGTATCAAAGAAATCAGCACCAACTTCTGTACCAGCAAATTGTGCTATATTACCAAATGCTCCTGATATATTTCCAAAAAGATCTGCTTGACTTTGCTCTTGTTGTAGTTGAGCTGATCTCATTTCGCCATACATACGATCAATCTTAGCATTATCTCTAGCCTCTTGTGCTTGAAACTTATATGCTAATCCTGCTGCTTCTGCTTGTTGAACTCTTTGACCTTCACTTATTTCAATACCTTGTATTCTTCTTTCTTCATCTATTACAGCTTGTTGTCTCATTCTTTCACCTTCAGCTCTTAGTTTTTGATTTTGAGCTTCTTGTTGTTCTATACTAGCGGCTATTCCTTTTTTACTTTTTAATGCTGCTTGAGCTAAAGCTGTAGCTCCACCAGCACTTGCGCCAGTAGCTCTTAATGTATCTAAGGTATTAGCTAAAGCTATATCAGCTTCTTCAGCCTGCATTTCTGCAGCTTGGGTTGCAACAGCTAAATCTGCAAAAGGATTTGTAATTCTATCCGATAAGTTAGTAGCCATGTCACTAAGATCTTCTACACCAGCATAAGGATTAATTACGTCTTGCCTATTGTTTTCAAAGTTTTCAAGTGCTAAACGCATTTCTTTTGCTCTACGCGCAGCTCGCCTAGCGCTTACTCCCGCTCCAATAGATGAACTTATGGCTGACACTCCCATGCCGATCAATGATGTTGTTGCTGCTCCCATATTATAAATTTTTTGATAACTCGTATGACGGTTTCTCGTCCATATTCCAGTCTAAATTTTTATGTATTTCTATTAAATGTTTATTTTGTACTACACTAAACATATATTTATATCCCATTGTAGTAATAAATTCTTCTAATTCTGTTAATAATTTTTTAATTGCGTCTTGTCTATCATCTTCTTTATAATCAGGGTTAGATATAATATATTCTACCCATGCTATTTTAGAGTTTGTAAAATAAACAAAACCAGCCACTATAGGCTTATTATTTTTTTCTACCATAAAACCTCCAGTTCCATGGTTAGGTAAAAAATCTTTAGGCGGCGCAGTCCAACCTGGCCACCAATCCCACCACTCGACTAAGGTGTCCCAGTCTTTAGTGGTAAGAGCTCTTACGTTAAAATCCATATAATATAATTTAAATTGATGATATAACAAACTCTGATGATGCGGCAAATAATTCTTTTGTTCCGCCAGGGTTTGTTGTTTGATCTGTAGACATTTTAACCGTGGCTACATAACCTTTTATACCACTTATATCTACACCAAATACAACTTCACCAGGTGCCACAGGTGAGTTGTTAACTAAATTAGCTACGTATTTATTTTCTTTTCTATTAAATCCAGCATAGTACTGTACGTTGTCTTCTGTATAAGCGCCTTCATAATAACTAGCTATTTGTGCGCTGTTGTCATTTGATGTTTGCCAGTTGGCGTTTACTAAATCTAAACCTGTAACATCTGATGTTATAGAGTCTACTTGCCAGCCATTGTTTCCTTCATACGCAATTGTTTTAAATACTTTTTGTGTAGAAGGATTAGGGTTTAATAAAAATTCTATACTTGATGGGTAAGATACTCCATAAAAATTATTTCTATTAACACCAGTACCTTCGACATAATGCCTATATATGTTTCCACCTGGATCAGGTAAATCAGAGCTAGCATTGTAATCAGGTATAGAATACATAGTACCATTTACGCTAAACACAAAGTTAGGATTGTAGCTATAAAAAGTTGGCCAACCTAAAACAGATTCATCAAAAGCTAATGTTCTAAAACCATCGCTACCTGTTTGGTTGTGTGGTTTAATATTTAAAGTATATTGCTTAGTATAATTATCCCAACCACCTATTAACTGTCCAAAGCTATCAATAGTATCTACAGTTTGAAACTGATCTCTAAAAAAGTCAGTCATACCATATCTTGATATTTCTGTTATACCATCGTGGGATAATCTAAGAACAGCACCTTTGTTTTTATCTGTAAAATATTTTCTAAAACCATATACAGCAAAACTTTCAGGGTTGTCACTAATACCGTACTCACCAGCATAAGGAACTATTTGTCCAATTACAACGTTAGCAGATGTAACTGTTCCACCACCTTCTGCAGAATATATAGCATCTTTATCTATCAATGCTCTATTAACTTTATTTTCTTGGAAAATTATTAAGTTAGTATCTTCAGCATATATTTTTTGTATACTACCATTTCTTGGATCTACACTTTTTATAATGTCTTCTCCAACTGGAAACTGATTAGTATTGTTTACACCTGTTCTAGCATTGTATATACCACTGTAAATCATAGAGTTAAATCTAATAGCTGCTTCTGGATACTCTTCTTCTATATAAGCTTTAACACCATAATCAACATTTACATTGTTATATCCACCTCTTATCCTAGCTTCTTCTACATGCCAGTCTAATAAAGATACAACACCTTGATCATTAGTAATGCTCGGCACGGTTGGTACACCTGCTTGTGCAAAATATGGAAACTCTGCTCCAGTAACAGATGTATTAGGTGATATAACACCTGGATATACAAGCTTACTGGGTAGTGTTGACGTGTCTATTTCTGGATTTGGGTTGCCAGGAGTAGCAGTTAAAGTTTCTGCTCTACCGTCTACAACCTTCTTTAACCAAAAAGAGTTAAAATAATTTACTTCTACTATTGCTGGCATAATTTATAATCACTTGTTTTTTAATAAATTAACATTATATTGCTTTAGGATAAGGCTCTCCGATTCTACTACCTGTATTATTAAACCTAGCTAACCATATTCTATCGTTTTGAGGATTAGAATTTGAGTTATTAAAATTATTTAAAGTTACAGCCGCTCCATCATTACCAATAGGATTGCCTTGACCACCTGGTATACCCGCTGTTGGTCTTGATTTATAGGCATGCCACTGATTAGTACCTTGTTGATCAGGTGTCCAAGGTGTAGTTAATGTAGGGTCTGTATAAAATTGAGTTACATATCTAAAGAAAGGTTCTCTTGCAAATACATTTTGCCATTGTGTACCTTGATAATTTTCAGCATCTTCAACACTTGGTTGTGATGTTGTCATCACGGTATATTGCCAACCTATATTTGTTATACCATATGGGTAATAAAAATCACCATAAGTAATACTACAACTAATGTTATCATTATTATATATACCGTTGTTAGCATCTGTTACGTTTGGATTAGGAGCTTCTGTTTGACTACCTATTAATTGATCTACCATAACTCTATAATCACCTCTTGCTAATGGATTATTAGAATCAAAAGCAAAAGTTCTAGTGCATACAACTGTTAATTGCTGACTATTGATTGATTGAGGTTTATCCATTTGACCAGCCATAGTATGCTGTATATATGGTTGAGGATAACCAGCTCCTGCTGATATATCGTCTAAACTACCAAGATTTAAAGCATAATCATTTTGACCGTTAACAGGGTAGTTTACTTTCCAAGCGCCACCAATTGTTGTGTCTGGCCCAACAACTAAACCATTTTTATCAACAGCATCTGCCCAAGCACCAGGAATAGGAAAAGTACCATCTCTTCTTTGAATCCAAACATTTGCGCTTATATTTAATAATTCTGGTATATAAGTATTACTTGCTTCGCTTGGATCTATAGTTTGTACAATTTGAACAGTAATATACATACAACCTTTATACAAACCTCTTTTAATAGGATCTAAATTACACCAAACAGGTCCATCAGATAAATCTAAAGCTTTAACATTATAATTAAAGCCAGCTCCAACAGGTCCATATCCAACTGAAACATTGTTAACATTAACTGGGTTTTGTGGATCTGGTATTGAATTCCATAAACCTACGTTGTAGTTTTGAGGAGCAACTGGTCTTAATAAATTATAACCAGGCACTGTAAGACCTGTAGATTTATTTGACCATATTACCATACCCGCGTCAGAACCTTTAAGTAAATTAATTGCTTCACCTGAATCAATAAAAGTACATGTTACAGAAGCTTCACCAAAATCAAATTGTAAATCTATTATTGTTGTTATACTTCCAACCACACCTAAAGCATCTGTAATAGCTAATTGTAAACTATATGGTCCAGACATTACTGATTGTGGTGCTTGCGTAATCTCACCTGTAAATTCATCTATTTCAAATATTGGTGGGTTTAAAGGCTGGCCATATTGTGTTTGCGATAATATAGCAAACTGTAATTCTAAAGCATCATTAGGTCCTGGATCTGCAGTTCCATTTTCACCGCTATATACTGGGTTTCCTAGTCCAAAACTATTATAAGGGAATTGTCTATAAGCAGTATATGGATCAAATTGAGGCGCAGCATTACCTAATTGTATTTGTTTTTGTATAACCGGTCCGGTGTCTCCACTTGTATCATTTGTAGCTATAAAATCAAATGTAAATGTTCTTATGTTTGAATCTGCTAGAAATACAAAGTAACTACTTATTTGTAGCGTATAACTATCGTAAGCATGTGTGTTTCCATTAGGTGTTAATGCTCCAGCTGCTGTTTCAACTAAAGTAAACAAACCAGTTTGATCGGTTCCATTACCATCAACAACTGTCATTACTATAGATGAACTAGCTATTGATCCACCTAAAGCGTCTTCTACATAAAAATCATCTGTTATAATTGGTCCTTGACCATTTGAATATGGTTGAGCAGGGAAAGTATAATTTCTATCTTCAACAAAATCAACTGTAAAATCTTCTAAATCATCTGGTACAGATGCTACTGTTGTTTGTATAGCTTCGTTTAAATCTTTAATTTTACCTGCTGTAGATGTTTCCCAAAATAATTCTAGTCTAGATTCTACTGGTTTAGTTTCATAAACACTTAAGAAAAATGGATAACCATCTGCTGGTGGGGTTGGATCACCCGCGCTACCAATTAGTTTTTGTGTCGCCACTCTTGCTAGATAAGGGTTGTTTTTAGTATCATACACATCTTCAAGAGGCGTCCATGCAGCTGTTATATCAAAATATTTTTCTGGATACAACTCTGTTTGTCTTGCTATTTGAGTAACAGTATCTGAAACAATATTAGATAAATACTGTGTGTTATAATTAGGATTAATTATAGCTACTGTGTCTGGCGCTATAGGTAGCTCCGGACTTACTTTACCGTAAAGCTCTACACTACTTCTAAAAGAAGTTTGATCTGGTCCAACCTCTTTTAAATCTCTTGGTACTTTATTTATATTGTCATTGAAAAGTGTAATAGTTGACGTATAATATTGTTGATCAGTGTAACCGCTGCTTGAATCAGCTGGTTCACCAGTTAATATACCAGGTAAATAAACATTATAGTATTCTTGTTGTTTTTGTTTTACTACTATTTTATAAGTATACCAACCAAGTGGATTGTAACGAGGATCTGTAGGATCTCCATTGTACAACCCAGGAGTTCCAGTAGCATCATCTTTAGCTGAGTCTATAATACTATTAAAATATACTTTTAAACTATTACCAGGCCAATCAACTATATTGTTAAAATTTTGAGTATCATATTCATTTTGATATGGAACATATATAGTGTCTGCACCAAACTCTGGGTTAGGCGAAGAAGCAGCTATAAAACCTTGGTTGTTAGAAAGTAAAACTGTAGAAGTTCTACCGTATCTATCAGATAACACTACACCAACTTGATAATACCTATTTTGTTTTACATTGTGATTAGGATATGCTGAATATGAGTAATTACTATTTGGTTCATCATAAGGAATTTTAGATGAAATACCTACATTATAGTCTAATGCTGTTGGCGGTGTATGCTTGTTTTGAAAATTACTATATACGACTCTATTGCTTATTATTTCTTGACCTAAAGCTTTTACAGGTACTTTATCGTATACCCTTGTTGTTTGATCTTCTGGCAATACTTTAAATGGCTCAGTAGCTTGATAATCATATTCATATATACTTACAGCTCCAGCTGTATTTAAATCTTCAGTTGTAATTCTATCTACAACAGATACAGCTAAGCCATCAGATTCTTTATATAATATTTCTATTTCTTCAACTTTTAATTTTTCTAATAATTCATTAGCGTTTATCTGCGTGCCGTCCATTTCATCTGGCATAGGAATTTGAAGCAATATTCTATTAACTTGGTTTTCCATAAACGAAACAACTGTACTTTCATAAGTTCTTTCTTCATCACTAGCTTCTTGATTTTCTAAAAAATAACCAAATTGCTTAGGTATAAACATTGATTGTGTAAACGGAGCCATTAAAGAAAATTCACCATCAACAAACTTAAATCTATAACTAAATCTAATAAATTTATCAGTTAAAAAATCTTGATTACCAGCGTAATTAGGTATGTAGTCAGGTGCGCCAGTATTTACAAAATTAGGATTAGCATAACCAAAATACATTTGACCATCGTTAATAGCATTAAATCTAAAAACTATATTATCACCGTTTCTTTTTTGAACTTCTACTTGATTAGCTGCTGGAGCAGATATAACTATAACATCATCTTCTGGTAATATCTGACCATCACTAGTCCAAACATTCATGCTATTAGCCGCGGCAATAGCAGTTGTAATACCCGGTGTAAATGTTGTTTGATCTATATCTATTACTTGTGGGGTAGATGGTGCTAATGTTCCTGCTAACTCTACTTGCCCTATCATAGGTGTTGTTGGTGAAACAGCATCAGACATAGTTGTTTCAATTACACCAGCATTATCTTTCCAAACTTCAATAGCTTTGTAAGGATTATACTTACAAACAGTTACGTGATCTTCACTAGTATAAGGTAATCCTGCAATAGAAACAAAGTTAGTCCATAAAACAGCATCGGGATTATTTATATTTATTACTCTTGGTTGGTTTCTATTATCAGTCCAAAACAATAAGTCTTCTATTAAATTAACACTACGTATTTGATAACCTGTAGAAAAATTTAAAAACGGTCCAGCGGCATATAAATATATATCGCCATTATCTATATCGTATCTTATGATAGCATTTTGACTTGTACTGTTGTAACCTAATCTAGGATCTGTATTGTCTGTTAAAAACAAATATATTCTACTATTTATTTCATCTGCGTATTGACCTATAATAAGTAGTCGGCTACCTCCTAATACATCAACACCAACAATCTCTCCTACATTACCATTAAATACTAATTGCGTACCTTGAATATTTTCAGCAGCTCCAACGTTGCTATCTTCTGACTTTGATATTGCTATGTTTTGAGCGTCGCGATATTCACCGTTGGGTAGTAATCTTTCATCTAAGTCCTTATTCATTTTGGACTTTAGAAAAGTATTTTTTATTTCTGCCATTTAATTTTAATGTTTAATCCATTTAGATTTACCACGCATTACTTGAACTATTTGATCTAACTTAATATTAGATAATCTAATTTTTGCATTTCTTAGTTTAGCGTATTTTTCTTTTTGATACCTTCTAACTACATACTCAGGCATACGAGCTCTAGTAGCTAATATTTGGTAGTTTATATAAGCGTAGAGAGCTTCTTCTGCCATCTTAGGTATTCTTGTATCTAAATCACAAGAAAGTCCATCAGAGATGTATTCTAACACAATGCATCTTCCAGCTAAATTACTAGAAAAAGTAAACTTACCTTGTCTTTCGTCTAATCCATACCAACCATTTATTTGGCTAGTTTGAGGATTTAAACCATATCTTTGACCTACAATTACGTTCCAGTATAAAGGATATGGAGTGTTAAAATAATCTGTATAATAACTCCAGTAGTTACCGTTCCAACCAGATATTAATCTAGTATTAGCTTGTCTCCAAGCTTGCTTAGTTAACGATGTAGTTTCTAAATTTTCATTTAACGCGTCTTGTATTGGTATACCATCTTGATCTTGTGCTATACTTTCGTATGGGTTAGTTGTCAAACCATTATTAGGATATATAGTATGTAACACTCCTAATTCGTCCTTCCATGATACCCTAACAATGTTGACATAATCTTGTGGTATAATAAGCGATAAACTTGGTGGTATTTGTAGCTCTTGCGACTTAACACTTTTTAATGTGTCATAACTAAACTCTTGTAAACCTCGCTTAGCATGAAATATAACATCAGTTCTTTTTACATTAGATATTAATTTACCCGCACCAACATAAGCTATCATATAGTTTGTAATAACATCTGATAGTCTTGTGTAGGCATACCCACCATAATTTTGCCATACAGTATTTTCTGTAAGCTGTACTCTTAAATAATTACCAGCTGCTAAACCACCTGTAACTGTAATAGTATTATCTACAACAGTATACGTATTGTATAAAGGTGTGTAAGTAAAACCACCATCAACACTAACTTCTAAATAAAAATTATTTGCAGGCCAATTAACATTAGTGGGATCAGCTGTTGCAAAAACTAGATCAGTGTTAAATGTAGTAGTAAACGATTCAGGTAAACCTCCGGATGCTATAAAGCTTTGAGCACCGATGTAATACTGTCTGTTGTTTTCAGAGATTAGCGTCATTTATTATAATTTTTCGTTTTGCTCATTCATCGCAGCTTCTTGAGCAGCTGCTTGTACTATTTGTGGGTCTCTAATAATAATACCCGCGTACATTAATATTTTTATAACTACTTCACTTTGTTCAGATGGGTGAAGTTCAAATTGAGTAGAACCAGTTGGGTTTAATGTAGGTTCATAAGCTGTGCTGTCGTATAAGTATTGCCCTTGTGGACCAACAGTATAACCCCATCTTACATCAAGAGGTTTACGAACATAGTTAGCCGTAACCCTACTAGTTATAGCTGTGGGTCTAACAAATAAAAATTCGTTTTCATATAAGTAATTTGGAAATTGTAATGAAGCTCTAGTTAATCCAGATTTTTCTACATAATAAAAATCATTTCTATCTAGTCTTTGTAATTCTACTTCATCATTGTATACGACACTTCCAAGCCTGTAAAGCTCGACTGTGTTACCGTAAAAGTCTACGGTAGGAAGGGTAAAATAACCTCCTGGCGCTTGATAAGCACACTCACCAAAAGTTTTAAATATAGCTATTTTCTCATCTATATTCATCTGCCTGTCAGCATAATCAGTATCAGTTTGCGGAACACGCATTTGTTGATTTAAATCATCAAAATATTTTTCAAATATATCTAACTGTACTTGAGTAGCTGTTTTATTAAATTCATCGGGCGTCATATAACCACGCTGCTCTTTATTTAAAATTGATAATACAGTTCTATATACAGCATTTACGTTTATAGCCATAGTATATTTTTATTATAATAAAGGCGGGCGTTAACCCGCCTGTTTATTATTAGTATAGTTTCTTTTCTATAGATTTCATCACCATGATTCCCTCATCTGTTTGTAAGAAACCTGCAAAAGCAGTATATGGATTTTCACCATAAGGAACTTTCATAATAACTTCTTTTGTTTCTGCCCATAAAAAATCTTTGTTTTTATTAGACAAAGTTATTATACCTTGTTCAACTGATTTAATAGCTATGTTTCTTAACTGAACATTTTCATCGCTGGCTAATTGAATAAATAGTTTAGGATTTTTTCTAGCAAATACTAGTATATCTCTTTTTAATTCTTTAGTACTTAATTGAGATACTTTAGTTCCTTTTTCTACTCTTAATATAGCTTCAGCTAAGTCAATGTCTAGTGATCTAGCTATGTTCATTGCATCTATTTCAAATTCTATTTCTTCTACTTCGTTAATAGCTACTTGAACTGGTTTTCTTTCTGCGTATTTCTTGTTTAAACTTGGGTGATATAATGATAACAATTTTTGTAAAGCTTGATATTGCTTTGGAACATTTAAAACACCATCTTTAAATTGAATATGTTTTAATGTTACTTCTCCTTTTTGCTCATCAACAAATGGTGAGTTTTGATTAGTAGCATATCTTAAAGCTCTTTGCTCATTTTTTTCCTCGTCAAACCACAGTAATGGGTATCTTTGTGTATGTCTTGAAGATAGTGTATAAGTAAGTGGTTCTTTACCACCTAATAAATAATACTGTCTATCTTTTATTTCCCAAGAGTTGTCAACAACAACCTCTTTTTCTTTTTTCTTTTTTGTCATGATATAATATAATTAAATAAGTTAAAGGTATATGGGCGCCGAAGCGCCCTTACCTTATAAAAGTATTAAGCTGTCATTAATACAAAGTTGTTAGCACCTTGTACACATAAACATCTTTCAGATAAGAAGTGAACTTCCATTGCATCAAGATCAGAAGTGAAAGCACCACCGACAGAACCAGTGATCCATGATTTCATTCTTCTGTCATCAGTTTGAGAAGCTCTATATCTTACGTGTAAGAAAGGTCTTCTAATGTTTGTACCAAGAATTTGGTCATAAACAGTTGAAGTACCAGCAGGAATTAATACTCCTTCGATGTCATCTCCACTAGTGAAGTTACTAGAACCACCTCTTGTAGAAGCATCGTTTAAGTATTTCCAGCTTGTCTTATAGAAATCGTAAGATCCTCTTCTAAATCCTGAGAACTGTAAATTAAGAGCCATTTCTTCAGAATTTTCAAATACACCGTAAGATGTACCACCGATACCATAAGAGTTTTGTGAAGCAAGCATGTTATCAATATCAAGCTCAGTAGCTCTGTCTAAGAATAACATATTTTCTTCAATAGCTCCTTGGCTATCTAAGTTCTCAAGAATTGTATCGAAGTCAGCTAATGCACCAGCGAAAGCAGAGAATACATTACCTCTAGCTTGGATAGCAGCAAATAAACCTTCAGTACCTAGTAAAGCAGCATTCTGAGCATTAAAGTCTGTAATACCAGCTTGTGCTTGAGTATGGAATAAGTTTGCAGACGCACCGTTAACAGCAGCGTTTTCACCTTCAACCATAACCATTTCTAAGTAATCTTCGAATCTTAATCTAGTTTCTGATTCAGCTTTTAGATACCATAAGTATCCAGTTGCACCATCTTCTGTAGTTACTTCAACCCAACCAATTTGTGCAGTATCAGATCCAGATACAACGTATCTATCTCTAATAATAACTGGTTTGTTAGAGAACTGAGTGAAAGAAGGCTCAACGTTTTCTAATACTCCTGAACTTCCTTTTGGATATTCAGAACCATATACGAATACTTTATATCCTACAGCATCAGCAGGAATTTGACCGCCACCAGCAGAAGTTTCCTGATATGGGAAAACTTGGATTTCATTAGCGTTAAGCGCAGATCCAGCAACAATACCAGAGTCAGCAACATAAGCCTTAATTGAATCACCACCAGACTTAGGCATAATTACTACAGTCATACCTGGAGTAATAACGTTTGTAAGTCCAGCTGTTGGAGCGACAAATAAATCTAATACGTTTCCTGGCGCACCTAATGGCTGCACAGTATCGTAAGATATATGTAATCTATTTTGTTCAGACCAAACTACTTGGTCAGAAGTCATCGGCATTTCAGCGCCGACCATTCTAATAAAGCCACCTAGAGTTCTATTTCCATATCTCTCTACTTCAGCTTCATAGATTTCAGGTAGGTACTGTTGAGCAAAGTCATTAGTACCATCTGTAAAACTAAGGTAGTTATCCGACGTGATCTGTTGGACCTGTGAAGGATTTAAACTACCAAATAAAGGATTTAAGGGCATAATTAATTGTTTTTAAATTATCGTTTTTTAATTTTCAATTTACTAGTATCAGAACCACTAATTGCACGAACCTTTAAACCACCAACAAATACATCACCACTTGGAGACGTACGCGCCTCTGTAGATACATTTTTTGATTTATTAACAACATCTTTAACAGCATCGGCTTTACCTTGCTCATAAAAATGATGTGCTATTTTGTCCGCGTTTCTAGCAGCAAAGATTGCTTTATGATAACCTTGAGTATCTTTTACATTGCCCTTATCGTCCAAGAACCTCTGAACAAAGTCTTGTAAATTACTCTGAGCCTTTGCAACTTCACTAGGATTTTTAACACCATATCTAAATTTCTTTTCACCAACTGCGAAATCAAAACCTTTGAATTCTTCATTGAATAAACCAGATGTTTTTTGTTTAAAATCTTCATGTTGTTGTAAAGCAACTTCCTGATTTTTTTTGTAGCGATTAAAAAAGTCAATAGCTTTTTGTTGTTCTTCAGTAACACCAGGTCTTAATCTAACCTGATCATAATACTTATTTTTAAGATCATCTAAAAAGTTTTTGGCTTTAGCAACCTCTTCTTTGTAAGCGAGTTTTTTTCGTTTGATGTCTCGCTCTTCATCAACGTCTTCATCATAGTCGAAATTTTCTTCCATGATAAATTTTATTTCCTCATCATTAAGATGTGGTTTACTTTGTTTGTAATATTCTTTTAATAACACATTAGAATCTACATTGGAATAATCAGCATTAAGTCTAACGAAGTCTTCAATTGTTCCATTTGTTTCTTCCATAAACTTTACAAGCTTTTCAATATTTTCTGGTAATACTGGTTGCTCTTTTTCAACAGTTGTTTTTGTTTCAACTATAGGTTCATCAGTAACTTCTTGTAAAGGTGTAACTTCTTCTACTTCTTTCGTTTCGGTGTCCCGTACTTCTTCAACCACTTTTTCGCTGTCGCTACTGTCTTTGGGTTGTTCGACAGCAGCATCGCTGTCATTTGTGCTTTGCTCTTGAACGGCATCTTCGTTTTGTTTTTCTTGTGTTAAATCTACTTTAGCTTCAACAGTTGGTTCAACTGTTTCTTCTACTTTTTTACTTAAATCTACTTTTACAGGCTCTTTATTTTCAACCTGCTGTTTAATAGATTTTTTCTTGATCTTTAGAGATCCAGAATCTTTAGTGTTTGCCATAATAAAATAATATAAAATTAATAAAAAAATCTACGCAAACTGGCTCAAGTCCATACCTTCACCTAATTGATTTGGTGTATTTTCAAAATCTACAGGTAAAGAATCATTTTTTCTTTGAGAAATCATTTCTGATTGTTGCGTAGCTTGTATTCTTGTTCTTTGATCTTTACGATCTTCTATTTCTTTTTCTTTTTCTTTTCTTGCTAATATATCCATTTCAGCTAACTTCATGTCAAACTGATACTTCATTTGCATTAACTCTTTTTTAATTTGAGCTTCTTTTTCTAGCTTTTGTATTTCAAATTGAGATTTACCTTGTTCAATTTGTAATTGTGTTTGAGCTATAGCTTCTTGTTTTTGAACTTCAGACATAGCTGCAGACTCAGCTGCTTTAGCATTAGCTTGAGCTTGCATTTGTATATTAGCTTGCTGTTGTTGTTGCTCTTGAGCTTGTTTTTGTTTACGTCTTAGTTTTAACAATTGATTAGCTAGTTTAATATTTTTTATTTCTCTAATATCAATTGCATCTTCTAAGTTAATACCACCACTCTGTAAAGCTATTTGTATGCTTTTTTCTAGCATAGCTTTTTCTTCTTCATCTGGTTCTAGTTCTAAATAAATACCAAAGTCATGAAGATTTAAGTGTTGTATTTCATCTAACGTACCTACGTTAAAAGTACTAATAGATGATTTTAAAGATTGAGCAAGCAACTCATGATCTAAACAATCAGCTACTCTAAGGGATATATTTTCTGCAGTTCTAACAGCTAAATATAAACCAGCTTGTAATATATGTCTAGTTGCTACATTAGAATTATAAGCAGCTAGTTTCTGTAATCCTACTAACGCGTCTGGATCTGGAGTACTAGCATCTCTAGCCTCATTTAATCCGGTCACGTCTCTTATCATTTGTAAATAGTATTGATAAGTCTGTATAAGACTTTGTAGTTTAGCACCAGCGTTTGAAGTTCTTAGTTCTTGTATTGGAACTTTACCTCTATTAGGATCACCTTCTTGGGTTAAACTTCTACCAACTATACTACCAGTTTGGAAATACATGTTTAATGCTTCTTGTGGATTATAGTTTGTACCATTACCTAAATCAACTTCAGCTAATCCGTCTACATCTACATACACACCGTCTGGTACCATACGAGATATTACTTGTTGTAGTTTTAAATGTGTTAACTGTATCATATCAGCAAACCCAGTTATTCTACTTACAACAGATTCTATTCTTCCATGATACATACGTGGCGCACATATAGAATAATTCATATGTACTTTTGTGCTATCAGCAAAAGGTCTAGACATATTTTCAGATAACTTCCACTGAATCATATCATTTATACCTAATACTTTTGCACCAGTAAATAAAACTTCTATAGATCTTGAAACTCTATCAAAGTTATCGTTTTGTTCAGGATTAAATGTATCTGGTTTTTCAAGAGCTTTTTCTAAACCTTGATCTGTCTTTTTTATTTTAAATACCTGATCCATGTATGTTTTGTATTCAAAAAACATTACAGCAACTACATCAGGTGCTTCGTTATAATTTCTTAAATAATTTTGTTCACCTGGAAATTTTTCTATTTCTTTTAACTGAGCGTCTGTTAAATAAGGAAATTGTTTTTTAAGCTCAGCTATACTTATCATTTTAACTTCACCAACGTAATAAAGATCTTCAAAGTTTGGATCTTTTGTATAAGAATAAACCAACTCAGCTGGATCTACATATTCTACTGTTATACCATTTGAAGTATTAAAATTAGTTTTGACAGCACCAATACCCAACACTACTAAATCCTGTAATATTCTTTTTTTAGTTTGGTCGAATTTATTTTTAGCTAATACATTAGATATTACCTCTTCTTCAGCTATCTCTATACTTTGCTTATAATTAAGCTGCATATGTAAAGATAATTCTTCTTTGTTTTCAGGTAAATTCTCTTTATGTTGAGTAGAATATAAATCTATACCTAATACATCTTTTGCTTTTCTTAAATAATCTCTTGCAGCTATATCACGCATTAAAGCTGTAGCGTAATCAGTTCTTTTCTTTTGTGAATCAGGATCTTGTGAATAAGCTTTTATATCATAATCTCTATCTGCTAATCCATTTACTACTATATCAACAAACTTAGATATAATAGGCACAGGCTTCCAGTCTAAATTTAAATAAGATAAATCACCATTTATAGCTAACTCATCTTTATACTTTTGTATTGATTGCTCGCCTCTAGCGTAAAGTCTTCTATTATGATATTCAGAATAATTAGTTTTATATAAGCCGTATCTAACGCTACCGCTACCATATCTATTATTACTAAACCATTCATTTTCAATAGCTCTAGCTACTTTTAAGCCGTATTCATATGTGTTCTTTTCCTCAAAAGGTACCACCTGACTAGGAAAGCCACTTAGATAATTAGTGTCAACACCATTCATTTATTCTATAATTTTTGAAGTATAACCAGAGTTACTGTATTTTTTAAAACCTAAAGGTACTACCTGTCTTTTAAAATCAGCAACTGGTTTGTATTTATTTTTATTACAAGCCATTATAGCTAACCCCGAACTAATTGCTGCATCAAACTTAGTTCTATTGTTTATATTAAATTTAGCCCAGTCTTCAAGAGTACGTTGAAAATATATATCACCATAACCATCGTTACCGTATCCTACATAATTTTCTATATACATCTCAATAGCAGCGGCGTGAGCTTGCTTTATATCTTCACTTGAGTTTGGTATACCACCTACTTCTTTTTCAGTAGCTGATAATTTATTCCAAACTTTATCAGGTCTATTCATAGAGTAACCTCTATATCCTCTTCTTTTTAAATAATAAAGTAATCTTGGTTTATTATTTTCTGCTAATAACGGCATGCCATAAAACACTAAAGCCATTAAAACATCTTCAAAAAATATATCAGCTGTTTGTGGTCTAGCTATATATTCTAAAAAGAAATGATTAGGAGGCGCGTCTTCCATGCTAAACTTTGTTAAACCATGTAATGCACCTTTAGAACCTTTTTTGTCTACTGTACCTGATATATCGTAACTGTCACAACCAAAAGCACCCATATGCTCGTTACCAGGATATTTTGTATTATTTTTTAAAATAATATTGTTTTGCAAATTTGTATTAGGAACCCAACTAATATTAAATCTACCGTTTTTACTCGGCATAAATATTACTTTAGTATCTTTTATTCCATTTTCCCATTGAAAATTACCTTGTGTAACTAATGGACTCATTGCTAAAACTTCTTCATTATAATCTATTTGCTCGTAAAGCTTTGTTAAATTAAATAATGAAGCTTTTGTTTCATCTCTAAATGCATGTTTTTCTGTACGAGGAAACTGTCTATAAAATTCGTTTAAAGCATCTTGATCTTGTTTTAAACCATCAACTTCATTTTGCCAATAATCAATAACACCTAATGTAATTTCATACCCATCTGGGCCAACTCTTTTTGTTCTAGGTGTTTCGAATACAGGTATGCCATAAGTATCGATGTATCCCTCGTAGTTCCATTCCATAGGTATGAACAAAGAATAGAGTCCCGAACGAGTCTGTCCGTTGGCGTTTCGTTTAGTAACATCGGAATCATAGTATAATTTTTTAAAGTTATCACCTCCTTTATCTAATGAGTTACTTGTTGAACCCATCATACATTTTCCAACTATCCTACTACCTAATCGTAACGTGGTCTTGGTGACCCTCCAGTTGTTGAGGATGTTGTTGGGGCGCTCCCACTTCCCCGACTCATCATGAACGAGGAGTTTGAGTTTCTCACCGTCGTAGGAGTTATCACCGGTGTTCTTCCAATCGATGGTGGTATCAAGTCCCTTGAGGGTGTC